TTCCTCCTTAGAACGGAAGGCGTTCGTCTTGCTCAACACGAATAAGCTCCCGAACCCTTAGCAAAAACTCTTCCTCATCCAAAGCTTGGATGTCTTGGTATCGTAGATACTCAATCAATTCATGGACAGCCGTTGTCAGGGCTATATCGATTTTGTTTTCGATATCTGTCTGCTGGTTCAGGAACTCTTCTGTGTGCTGCCTGTTTCGTTCTATTGTGGTGACTAAATCTCCTCGTGTATTTTCGAGGCGGCATTCTAAACGTCCGAGTTTCTCATAGATATCGCAAATACAAGTAGCAACTTCAGCCGGTGTCATATCCATTTTTCAACGTACCCTCTTTCTTGTGAGAAAATGGGGGGCTCTCGGTCGATAACCCAACGGTTTCTAACGACCTCAACCATTTCGGTGTCGCCTTTATCGTTGAGAAGAGGAGCGGTCTCTTTAACTTTTGTTTTGTAGCAAGCAGAACCACGCTTACAATCAACGGGGAAGTCATTCCAATTGATGCCACGTTCTTTCCACAGCATATCTTGGATAGAGTTGCAGCTCTTGCCGTGGAGTTCTTTTTGACTGAAATTTGCATGACCAACTGACTCAATGCTGTTACGAGTCGCATCTTGTTGACGCCAAATCAGGCAGTTACAAACTTCGTCTTTTGGAATAGAAAAAACTCTGGCATCAAACATGGCTGTACCCATCTTTGCGACCAGAGTTTCAATGTACTTATTTGTGCCATTGTCACTGCTGCACATCGCTTCAGGAAAGTTCTTCCACAGCTCGGCAGCATAGGCATTTGAAAAAGCAAGCGTAGCCATTGAAGCGGAAACGCTGCACATCTTTTGGATGTTGTATCCGAACCATGCATCCGTTGTAATTGTTGCATAGTCCGTAAGTACCAACGTGATTTCATCTGACTGCGTATATCCAAAGACACAGCCCTGAATGTTTTCACACAGGTACTTCATTGTATTTTGCATCGTTGTCATCAGGATGCGGTCAAATGGCTTTTCCATACCTCTTGTGAATGTATGAAACGCCTTGCCGTCCACTCTGATAATGGTTGGAATCCGACGAGTCAAATAGTTGCGAGCAATATTCTCGTAGCCTTTCATTCTGTCGCCGAGTGAATCATATTTCTTACTCAAGTGGGTTCACCTCCAAAGTATGTATGCAGGCTTGCACCTGCAATTATGATGCGAAGTATCCAGACGGCATCTCAACAAATGGATATGCCGGAGTGGGAATCAGGCACAGACCAGTTTCTGTGCAAGCATTTGGTTGGTTCATGTCAGTTGCTTGTTTGAGGTCGAAGATGATGACGCCTTCATCTGCGAAGCGAACGCCCGGCGCCTTTAACGGAACATTCATCTCGACACCAATACCGGCTTTTACAAGCGCCGTCAGCGCACGATTTCCAACCGGAATCATTCTCTTCTTGGGCTTTCCGTCTTTCGTAGAATCCGATGTAAAGAACTTCATCGCGTTCGGCGTTTCTTTGGCACAAGGCTGCAACGCAATCTGCGTTTTGTCTCTGCTGATAAACAGCCGCACAAACGGCGGATAGCCAATCTCGGAAGCTGTTGCAAGGTTAAAGGAGATGCGGTTCTTCAGGATTCGAACCTCTGCAATACTGAATGTGCGGGGAACACCAACCACATCAAAGTTGTCTAAGATACTCATTGTTTCCATCCTTTCGAGGTTTAATTACAAAAAAGCCATCCAATATCCGAGGGACATCAGATGCAGACAAATCTGCCACCTCATCAACTGATGGAACCGGAACGACATTTTCGCCCTTTAGAATCTGTTGCACCTCAAGCCAAAGTTCTCTCGGAATAATCGCTTCGTGATAGCCTTGGATAAAAAACTGGTTAGCACGTCCGTCGTTCCGAATAGAGCGATGCGAAAAGATATCCACGGTAACGGTCTTCTGCATCAAAACGTCACCGGAATATTTCTCATTTGTCAAGATTGTCTTTACCGTAGAGTATGTCCACTGACCACCTCGTGGGGATGGAATACCTTGCTGGTTTAAGATGTAGCAGATTTCAGGAATCGTTTTGTCATCGTAGAACATTTGATAAAGCAGCCGCACAACATTCGCTTCAGGTTCGTAAATCTCCAGCAGCCTCTTATCTCTGGTGTACCCATAGAGGTCTGCGAGCTTTGGGAGCCCCTTCTCAAATCTTTTCTGGAACCCCCATTTCACGCTCTCAGACTTTGCTTCTGACTCGCCTTGCGCAATAGCAGCCATAACGACCATCAGAAGCTCGCCGGTCTGTGTCAAGGTATTGATTGCAATATCCTCAAAATAAACAGCAACCGGCTTGTCCAGTGCCTTGAGCATACGCACAGTGGCAACGCAGTCAACAACATTTCGTGCGAACCTTGCAATGTTCTTCACGATAATCATGTCGATTTTGCCTGCTTTACAATCATCAATCATCCGTAAGAAGTCCGTGCGTTTCTTTACGGAAGTCCCAGAAATCCCTTCATCGGCGTAGATGTCATAAAGCCGCCACCCCGGATGCTTCGACACATATTCTTTGTAATACTGGCACTGCAGCTCGTAGCTTGCGAGCTGGTCTTTGTTGTCCGTACTGACTCTGCAATACGGCGCGACCACCAATGGGTCTTCTTCGCTGTGCTCAGTAGTCTTTTTAATCGAAGCGGGAATACACTGGACTTGTGCGCTATGCTCATAAGCATTGCGTATCTCATTTTGTTTATTTGTTTCCAACTTGTGTCACCCCTTTCGAATATGTATCTGTAACTTAGGGTGACCTATCGAGATGCGGGTGGGGATTTGCACCCCACAACCATTAGTCGTGCACTTTCAACACGATTGACGTTTGCAACCGCCGCGCAGTATGTCTTGCGCCGCCCTGACTGCCGTTTCTATGGGTGTTTATTAACACCAGCAGCGCGTCTACCTATTCCGTCACCGCATCATCGTTATCTCAGGGTATTGAACAGAGGAGGAGCTGTTACCTGCGCAGGAGTATCTCGCTCAATGGCGAAGATTTTCCAGTCAAAGTTCTTACCATACCGTTCAGCCCACGCAATGTCCTCAAGAACCACGGCGTTCTCATTCAGGTCTTCGCCTTCAAGATAAGACTCTTTGACTTCGTCAGGAGAGATATCGTAAACCTCAGCGACACGTCGGCACATCTCATCATGCGCCGCATCGTGCGTATCGAAATACTCAGGCTCGGAAATTTCTCGCTCCATTACTTCAATCAGCATATACTTCATAGCATTTTCTCCTTATAAAACTCAGGTTTTATTCGTAACATACGAACACATGACCCACGAAATCACCGCCACCAATGAGATACGAGCCAACATATTTCAGTCTGTCCTTCTCATCTTCCCGGATTTCCTCGCCGGTCATTTTTGTTACAACCTTCATTGGATATGTCTGATTCTCGGTATCAACCATGCACCAAAGGCAAGGTCGAATCACGTCTTGAACATCCACATGAAGAACTTGTTCGTTGCATCTTGCAACGCGGTCATCGAAGTACAACATCGGGATATTGATTACCTGTTCTGCTGTAATCTCCAATGGATACTTGTAGATTACTCTCACGTTTGCCTCCTATAGATTTAGAGATTCCAAAAGCTCTCGTTGCGGCGAGAACTCTTTATACAATTCGACCTCCTTGGTCAGCCGAGCCAAGATTGCTTCTTCCTTGACCGCGTACCTGCCCAAGTAAACTTTCTTATGGTTATAAGTAATGCTGGCAACCCACTTCTTACGTTGTTTGTCGAAGTAGACGCCAGCGACACCAGACGTATTGCACGAATACAGGCTGCGGTTTCTGTCGTTCTCAGAACGCTCGCAACACCGCAAGTTTTTCTTCCTGTTATCCGCTTTGTTTTTGTTGATGTGGTCAACGCATTGACCGGGCTTTGCGTGCATCACAAGTCGATGGAACCGGACAAAGCGTCGAACGCCATTATAAAAGTAGCTGCTGACAAGATAACCGTCCTTGTCACAGTACCAACTGTCGCGCCCCTTGATAAGGGGGAGGTCTTCCAAATCAAAAAGGAATTCGGTCGTCTTGATTCGCAGGATACCGTATGTATCGAGAAGTTCAATCCGCATTATGTTCTGTCCAATCCGGCTTGAAGGCGTGTAAAACATGGTATGCCATCTCGGTAACTATCTCCAACCTAATTCCAATAGCGTCTGCCATTGTCTTATTCACACTACACGCCAAGAACCTGTCGAAAGACCCGTTCTCTTCGTAATCACAAATGGCATTCTCAATCAAGTGTTCTGCATCACTCATTCTTCACCACCTCCCACAACATTGTTTGTAACCGCTTTCCGCATCGGTCGTTTCTCTAAACCCCTCAACCGATGTGCATGGGCATTGGTCGTAAACCAGAACTCACGAGCGTTGCTTGCAATGCGAGTGAGTAAAAGAAAAACCGCCCGCGTAGCGGGCTTCTGGTTTACGAGCATAGTGCCGAATTCTTGCTTTTGCCTTTGGCGAAAAGCTGCTGAGAGAAATATGTATAACAGCAAATCTACAAAGCGGTCGTTGCCTACATCCATTCGGAGACAGTCCAGTATGTCAAACTGCCATTCTCTTCGTACTCGTATTTTGAAATAACCTCATCCACAGAATAGTAATCGCCATCAGCAGGAATGAGCTTATCACCATCCCAAGAACAATAACCAACCAACAATCCCTGTTCAATTCTCTCGCTGCTTAGATACGGCAAAAGGCTTTCTGGATAGTTGGTTCTAACCATAATTTCAACTGGATGATTTGGAAGGACATCCCTGACTGTCATTGGTTCTTCTCCTGTTAATTACCCCATCGATATGTCCAACTTTAATGAAGCCTTCCGGCTCGTCCAAGTCAATCGCATATCCGTTATTGATTTTAATGAACGATGTGCCATCCACAACCCACAGGTCACCGAAGCATGGATTCAAATAGATGTCACCATCTTGGTATTTTTCGTTCTTGTGCTCGTTGCGCTCAGTCACAGCCACACCTCCAATCGGTCATCTTAAATGTGGGCGAGGATTTGCACCTCGCATGGAAAGAAAATTGGTTTGACGGGTTTATCAGGTCTGCAGCACTGTCTCTCCCACCCGCTCGGCGTCTACCTATTCCGCCACCACATATGTTCTATGTTCAGCTTAATCCATCCACAAAATCCCACTCGATATTGTAACGGAATTCATCGTTCAAAATTCCGTCCAGCAGTTCGTCGATATACTCCTCATCGTCTCGGTCTGTCGGGACGGGAATAATCATCTCAAACTCTGGAGCAAACGTGGACGGTTTCACCCAAATCGTTCTTTTCTCCATAGCTGGAACCTCCTTGTCGCATAAGGGGCAATACCCTGCAGTTTCGCCAAACTGTATATTCACATGATGCCCGCATCTTGGGCAGTGGATAATGCCGCTCATGCAAATCAACCTTTCACAAATCTCTTTCCGCACAGCGGACAACTGCGTATCTCGACAATGTCTTGGGTTGTAAAACCACCGTCATCGTCAAGCACTCTTACTCTCAACATCCCTTGTCTGTTTACGGACATCTCAATGCCGCTATATTCAGCGGTCTGGTTCATTGGAACAAAATCATTTGTCCCAGATTCACAATATGGACATTTCATCTGACTACCCTCGTCTCTCTTTGCAAGAACTTTTTAATGCAGTCTCCACAATCATAGCTGACCTTGCAATTGTTCCCGCAACAATCGCCATCGCTCACAAAAGAGCAAAGCACATTCTCGCAAGTATCCCCGCCGCAAAACTCTATCAGCTCATCGGTATTCATAGTGGCTATTTTCCTTTTGATTTCCTCGAAATTAGTCATCGAATTAACCTTTCATATAATATTTCTTTTCTATCATTTGAGAAATACAACCTTTGTAGCAACCACGATGGACAGTTCTAATTGTCCCTTTGTGCCAAAACCATTTATACCAAGGTAACTTCCCAGAAAAATGGAAGTCGTGTTCGCCATTTTCGTCCATCCACATCCAGTGCGGACAATGAACCTCATTCAAAAATGCTGGTAAATACATGACGATGATTTTTGGGTTGCGGATTTTTGCCTTAATCACTTCAATGAAACAGTTACTATAGAACTCCATATCAAATCAGCCTCTTATATCTTTCCAGTAGCAGTAAAGACACCCGTGGGGGCATCTCGTCTTATGTTTCAGCAGTTCAGTTTTCCCTGCATAACACATACAGCCCTTTCGTTGATAGCCAGCCCCGTTTGATTCTGCATCCTCAGAAAATCCGAGCAGATTGAGGTCGTAGTCTGAAATGCAGCCACAGGCAATCGGCTCCGTAAGACCGGGTTCTGCACAGGACTCAATTCGGAGAACTTTGCCGTTATCCAGCCCTTCCCAGAACTGCTTTGCTTGCCGCAGCATATCGTCCACTTTTGAAAGCTGTGCTTGAGACGGAGCGAAACCGCTATCGCCATAGGGAAGCGGCAATCCAGCCTTTTTGAACCGGCTTCTTGCGTGCGGATACATATCGATGACGCTCACTCTGTAGCGCTGAAACCCCATTTCCATAAAGGAAGTCAGTGTGTGGTACGCAACGGAGAGTCCCTTTTCGGTTGGAATAATAGGGTCAACACGAACAACAATTCTGCTTATAGGGAATCCAGCTTTGACCAATTCCATAATTGCTGTAAACTCCTCATATAGAGTTGGCACATTTGGCTCCAAAATAGAGTGCCCATATCCGGTAACTGTAGTGTGAATGATGAGCTTATCCTTATGTCTCAAAGTAGCGTCAAAGAAATCCGGTGACACACACTTCGTAATAAGCACAGCGGCATCGACATCGTCTAATTTCTCCTCCCAAGACAAGTCAACTCCTGCGTCGCCTGCTTCTGTAACTCCTATCTTATATAACGCCATATCAAGTCAGCCCTCCATCCATTCGTGAATGAACTTGATTGCGGCGCCTTCACTTTTTTGTTCTGCATTAAACTCCATGTCGTCGAAACCAAGCTGCTCAAAAATACATTCTGCCATAATCTGCAACGCTCCACGAAAACCGTAGTCAGCAACCATCTGTTCCAGAGAAGCATAGTATGAGGAGCAGTATGTGCAAATTTCGTCCAGAGTATAGTCCTGTAGGTCAACAACAACAGCGTGACACACAATATAATTCCCAAACCATTCTCTGTACTCGATGTAGCTGTATCTTGTATCCGTCACCTTTGCCATATACTGGGCGCAATCTGGGTCTGTGCAGGTATAGTTGAGCTTCAGTTTCTTCATGTCAGCCGTTTACCTCGTTTACCAGCGATTCCAGCATATCTTTTAGCTCTGTGTCGTCTGGCATAATGACATCGTAGTTGAACGGGAAGAGGCGCTTGATGCCAAGAACCTGTTCCTTATTGGAATAGACGACCTCGGTCACCGAAACCATACACATTTCCATGTACTTCTTTGTAAGCTCGTCTTTTGTATCGCCAACGACTTTGAACCAATAGTCTTCATACTCATCATCCATATGGTCAAAGACGAAATCTTCTCTTTTCATAAAATTTTCCCTCCATACTGTTACCCGATTCCTACCGCACTAAGCTCCATTGAAACGACGCAATCATCTTTCCCAAACTCGACAGTTTCATTTGTCCCGCCAAATAACAGTAGTCCGTCCACCTCAATAAAACCATGCGGATTCCA